GTAGGTTTTGGTAATACTGGATTTTTCTATTTTATTGATTCTTTAGGTGATTATACAAAAGCAGAGTACAAATCAAAGTCATATAACCAATTTTTTGGTTGTGTTGGAGTAACAACTTCTTTGCAGATCAGTGATCCAATAATTAGCGATAATTTTGTATTTGGTTATGAAAATAATGACATATCTAAAGTGTGTCAAATGAGAGTTGTTGGTTCTATTGCTGGATTATCATCAAAATACAAGAATACTAAGTTTTTAAATGCTGGAGATACTCTTGGAGTGAGATCTCTTGGAGAAAAAAGGATAAATGATCCTAAATTTGATAGTTGGTTCCACAATAACATATCATATGTTGGAATTAGTAGTATTAACATATTTGTAAGTCAAATTGAAACTATAGATGATAATTATTTGAATGTTAATGATGATATTCACATTTATGAGAAGTTTACAACGAAAGAGTTGAATCCTGGTACTACATGGAAAGTAACAAAACTTATTGATAGTAAGCGTTTTGAAGTAAAGTCAAATAATCCATCAGATCCAGATATAAACTTCCCACCATCAGGATCAGTTAGTGTTGGTGCTACAGTTTATGAAATAAAGAAAAATTTAAGTTATGTTGATGAAAATCTTGGGTTTGATTCGTTAATTTCTGGTATACAAAACTCATTTACAGATCAGAATGATAATACTCTTATTGCGTTTTCTGGATATCCAACTGGTGGTATAGCTTCTACTGATAGATCACAAACTTTCCTTACTAGTGGAATAAGTACTGCTGGAACTGGTATTAATATTCCAAATCATGGATTTTTAAATGGAGAAAAAGTATATTATGAACCAATTCCTACAGATAAATGGGATAGTACTACAGAAACATTTGTAAAGACAACAGAAGGAATATATTTGGGTGGTATAAACATAAAAGGTGATGCCTTTAGTTCAAATGAAGTTGGTATTGATACTGGAGTTTATTATATTAAGAAAATTGATGATAATAATATAAGACTCTCTTTAAATGAGATTGGGGTATTTAATGATAATACACTATGGAATGTATATACTGATAGATTCCCAACACACAATCCAATTGGACTTGGAGATAGTACAAGTCCAGAAGTTACTCATAAATTAATACCATATCTGTTGTGGGAAGGAAATGGACTAGGAAATCAAAATAATTTTAAAAGAATACTTAAAAATACATTACCTGCAGAAGAAAAATATGATATTATTGGCCCAATTGGTGTTGGATTAAATGGAGTGGAACTTCATTCTCCAAAATCAGAGGATTTTTATTATTATGGACAAATTGATTCAATTGATGTTATTGATAGTGGTGATGAAAATTATGATGCTATAAATCCACCAACAGTATCAATTGCTGATACCGCAGGTAATCAAGCACAGGGCATTGTTCATATATCAGAGGGTAAAATATCGGAAATAGTATTACAAACCAGTGGATGGGATTATGGAAGCGTACCAGGTGTTTCTATTACTGGTGGTAATGGTATTGATGGTGAATGTGAAGCAAAAATGAGAGCAATTGACTATTCTGTTACTCTTAGAGAACAGGATGTCAATACTTCTACTGCTCCTAGTATAGTAGGTAATACAATTAGTATCGCATCTACAGTTGGATCATTTACTATAAATGAAGGTCATAGATTTATAACTGGTGAGAGAGTAATTTATCAAAATAGTACTGGTGGAAGTACAATAGGAGTTGGTAGAACTCATGTTGGAATGAGTACTGATTCTCTTGTTAATGGAGCAATTTATTATGTTGTTAATAATAATAGTAAGAATATTTCTCTTACCATAACAGAAGATTCTGCTCTTAAGAAAATACACCTTATAGATTTCTTAGACGATGGAGTTGGTAGTCATACACTAACTGCAATACGTAAAAGACAAATTATTGATAGATTAGTTGTTAAAAATCCAGGAAGTGGGTATGGAAACAATAAAATTGAAGTTAAATCACAAAAATATCCACCAGATGCTAGATCTGGTATATTAACTACTTTTACTGGTATAAGTACTCAAAATGATTACATATTTGCTAAAAATCATAATTTCTCAAGTGGGGAAACTGTAAAATATACATCCAATAGTGTTATTGGTGGTTTAATAAGTGGTGTTGATTATGTTATAGATGTTATTGATAATGATAGATTTAAGATAAGTTCTTCTAAAACAGATCACAATAACAAAGTTTATATTAATTTGAATAGTAATGGTGTTGGAATACATACCTTCAATTATCCAGAAATAAAGGTAAATATTGAAGGATCTTCTGCTGTTGGTGTAGGAAGTACTACATTACCATCATATTATACTGCAACTGCATATGCAGAAGCAAGAGGAAGGATTGATAATATATTCTTAACTGATGGTGGTGTTAGTTATGGATCTTCTGATGTTTTAAATTATTCAAGGCAACCAACAGTTAAGGTTAATACTGGAGAAAATGCTGTTGTTGGTTGTATAGTGGATTCATCTGGAAGAGTTGCTTCTGCATATGTTGTTTATGGTGGTACTGGATATACTACTCCCCCAATATTAGAAATTATTGGAACTGGTAGATTTGCAAAACTTTCTGCAACTGTAGAAAATGGAGAAATAACTGAAGTTCAAGTTATTCGTGGTGGTAGTGGTTACACAGAAGGTGTAACTAATGTTAAAGTATTACCAGGTGGTTTTGGAGCAAATTTCAATGCAAATATCCATAAATGGAATATTAATACTGTAGAAAGATACAAATCAATATTACAACTTGGCCCAAATCAAGAACCTAATGTTTATAAACAAACAGTACAATTGCCATCAGATTATTCTGATCGAGGCAATAAAATTGCTGCATTTACTGCAACGAAACAACTTAGATTGGAATTACAAGATAATTTGAGGATTAACAGTGCCAATCAGTATGAAGAAAAGCAAAATGCGAATAATAATGACCTATTAATACATTCTAAGATTATAGGTTGGGCATATGATGGAAATCCAATATATGGCCCATACGGGACAAAGGGTGGTCAATCTGCTAGATTATTGTCTAGTTATGAAAAGCAAAATATTCCTTACAATCAAGATTTAAGACCAAATGAGGTAAATGGATATTTTATAGAGGATTATTTCTTTAATGCTAATAATGGAGATCTTGATGAGTATAATGGAAGATATTGTATAACTCCTGAATATCCAAATGGGACATATGCTTACTTTGCTTCAATAGATACCTCTGGAGAACCAAAATTTCCATATTTACCAATAAGACATAGAAATAGAAGTGATGAATTTAACTATAATGCATTTACAGATCAAACAGATAAGTATATCAATATTGGTGAGTATAGGAGAAATGTTCAGCATTATGGAATAAACGAAGAAAATAGAAGATATCCACTTCTTGGAATGCAAATAGATTCTAATGCATATTTGAATATTGAGAATACTAAAAAATCAGGTATATCAACTATAGTTGTTCAAGAACCAGGAACTTTTTATAAAGTTGGAGAAAAATTATCATTTAGTGGAGATACTTTCACTGGTGCAAATATTAGGGAAGTTTTAGGTAAAAACTTAGTTTCTATTGCTACTAGTGAAATAATAGAGAAAAATTTAACATTTAGTGTTGTTAATGATAATGTAACTGCATTCAGTACTCTTCCACATAGTTACAAATCTGGTGATTTTGTTCAAATTGCTGGAATTAGTTCTGCACAGTATGAGTTTATTGAAGGAGATCCCCATACAATTGGTGTTAATACTTCTATAATATCTACATTATCTGTTGCTATTGGTGCTACTACAGTAACTGGTATAACAACATTCATTAGCATGTCAGAACCAACAGCATCTGCAAGATTTAATGTGGATGATGTTATTGAAATTGAAGACGAACAAATGTTAATTCTTGCTGTTGATCATGTTAACAGTAGATATAGAGTTCGTAGATATTACAATAGTTCTACACCTGGTGCTCATGATGCTTCAAGAACTATAAAGAAATTACCAAAAGAGTTTACTTTTAAATCAAAAATTAGCATACCAAATAAAAGTGCGGAAATACCAAAAAAATATAATTTTGATGCTGAATTTGCTGTAGGTATAGGTAGCACAGCATCTAGAGTTCAAACAGGATATGTTGGTGTTGGTAATACTTGGACTTATGCTTTCAAAACAATTCCAGAACGAGCAATTTATCTTCCAGGTCATAAATTCCTAACTGGAGATAAAATATCTCTTGTTTCTATTGGAAGTACATTGAATGTTATTTTACCAAAACATGCTCCACATGCTTTTGCAGCAAATCCAATAACACAGCAATTTGATTTGTCTACTTTAGAACAACCATTCTATGCAGTTAAATTGAGTGATGAATATATCGGTATATCAACTTCCAAAGTTGGATTCCAAACAAGTTATGTTTATTTCATTAATGCAACTGGTAAAGATCATAGAATTGAAACTATAGTCAATAATGTTACTGGTAGAGCTACTAAAGTAGAAGCAACAGTTACTTTAGATGAAGAGCATTCGTTGCGAGCAAAAGATAGAATTAGATTTAAAATAGAACCAAAATTAACTCAACGGTATAATTTTAAATTTAATGATGCAAATAGAGTATTAACTTCAAAAGAAGTTGGATTCACGACTGATAAAGTTGGTGTTGGTATTGGTAGTACAAGTTCTCAATTCATAATTCCAAAGCATTCATATAGAACTGGTGATATAGTTGTATATAATTCTACTGATCCAATATCTCCATTAGTTAATGATGGAGTATATGCTGTTGTTCGTGTATCTGATGATGAAATTAAACTTGCGGAAAATCAATATGATGCTACAAAATTACCTTATGAAGAAATCAAATTAACCAATGCTGGTGGTGGAACTAGTCCTAATGGTTCACTTGGGTCTATAAATCCTAGATTACTTTTTTATAGAGGGAATACAATAAGTCTTGGTATAGGTGATCCTAGTTTATTGGGTTATAAAATCAATTTCTACTATGACGATAAATTTGAAGCAAGAGCAGACTTATCATCAGAAGATGTAGAATTAGTAGGTGATTATGGAGATGGTTCTGTAGATTCAGTATTAAAAATAACTGTAGGAAGTTCTTTCCCATCTACTCTTTACTATAGAGTAGAAGGTCATGGTGATCAGTATACTAGTACATATCCATCTGCAACAAATAGAGATGTTCCAAATCATTCAAATATTCGAGTTATAGATTCATCACTTAATGGTTTTCACAATATTACTGGTGTTGGTGAAACAACATTTAAACTAAATTTAGTTGGACTTGCTGAAACAACATTTTATGATACAGCAGGATTTAATACAGCATTTTACAGTACAACTTCTGAGACAGAAAGTGGTGGAATATATTCTATTGAGATAACTGATGCTGGATTCCATGATAGTATACCAAAAATAGTTTCTGTTGGTACAACAACTGGATCTGAAGCAATTTTCTTTGAAGATTCTTTGGATATAGGTCAAATACTAAGTGTAAATGTAGAAAATCAAGGATTAGAGTTTAATCCTGACACTACTCTTACTCCAAAGGCAGATGCAAATACTGTCCTTAAATTAAGAGATGTTTATACTTTAAACTCTGTTGGTATTATTACTGGTGGAAAGAATTATACTTCAGCACCAGATGTTATTGCTATTGGAAATACTGCTATACAATTAAGTGCAACAATTGCTGGAAATTCTGTTGAAAAGGTTAAAATTTTAGCTAACGACACTGGATTATCTAAGAATATTAGATTCATTCCAGTAAATAATTCAAACGGTGTTGGTATAATTAGTGCAAGTTCAGCATTTAAGGTTAATACTCTTAATATTAGAGCACCAATTGCTGGATTTACCACTGCTAATCCATTCCCATTTGCTAAAGGTGATGAAATATTTGTTGAAAATGTAATAACAACTGATGGTGATGGATATAACTCTAGTGATTATGGTTTCAAATATTTCACAGTTACTGGTATTAATACTATAGGTGGTGCTGAAAGTGTTGAGTATAATATTGCAGGATTTGGTAATACTGGTGGTGCAATGGATACTTCCAATTTATTTGGAAGAATAATTAAGAAAGATGACTTAGCATCATTTGAAGGTAAGTTAGATAAAGTTAGTTTTGTTGAGGGTGAAAAAGTTAATCAAATTAATGGTACTGCTGTTGGTATTGTTGCTAAAGATGGATGGAATACTAATGCACAAACACTTAAGTTGAGAGGTGTTAAAGGAATATTTGAAAATAAATCTAAGGTTCTGGGTTCTATTAATGGTGGAAAATCCATAATTCAGAATGTGCATGATTTTAATTTTGATTTGGATGTTCAAAGTGTTGTTGAAAAACAACAAAATTGGGAAAATGACAAAGGAAAATTAAATTTACATGATCAGAGATTGCATGATAATGATTATTATCAAAGATTCTCATATTCAATTCAAGGTGAAGAACCTTACGAAAACTGGAAGGATATAGTTAAGAGTTTGGGTCATATATCTGGATATAAAGCATTTAGTGACTTAGAAGTAATTAATGGTCTTGGAACTACTGTTGGTATGAGTACAATACCAGCAGAAATACAATTTAAAGTTGAACTTAATAATGAAGCATCTGTTTATGATAGGTACTTCTATGATCTAGCATCTGAAGATACTTCAAATCCAAATTTATCGAAAATTATTACTTTTGATTCTAAAGTTCTTACTGATTATGCAGAATCTAGAACCAATAAGGTTTTATTGCTTGCAGATATAAGTGACCAATTTACTGGTCAAAATAGAACATTTACTGGTATACACACATTCATGAGTGCAACTCAGACTGCTGTTACTATAGTTTCTGGTGGAAGTGGAAGTTTAGGGCCAACTACTGGAACAACATATGATCCTTCTACTGGTGTATTAACCATCTTTACACAAGAACCTCACAAATTACTTAATACAAATACTGTTTCTTTAGTTGATGATTCTATTACATTCAGATGTGATAAAGATAATTATGGTACAGATCATACATATCCTCGTTCTACTGATCCAGCATCTACATCAAATGATAAACTTAATAATGGTATATTGGCAATTGGAAATACTACTGAAAATTCATTCCAAGTAACTGTAAACAATCCAACAACTGGTGGTCAGACTGTAGGATTACATACATTTACTCTTTATACTGTAGATAAGGAAAATGAAGTACCAGTTGCTGGTATTAGTACTGAAAGGTTATTCTTTAAAACTATAAATCCTACAACTAATATAAACACAACTACTGGATATTTTGATATTCCAGAACATGAATTTAATTTGGGAGAACAGTTATTATATTCACCAAATGGTGGAGGAGCAATACAAATTGATAATGGTAGTGGAGGAAACACAAATCTTCCATCAGAAGTTTATGTTATTAATTCAACAGATCCAAGAGATAGAAGGTTGTTTAGGTTAGCAACTAGTTTAGTAAATGCTAATGCTGGAATCGCTGTTACTGTCACTGGAGTAGGATCAGGAACTGAGCATACATTTGCTGTACCATCAGAACTTGCTACCAATAGAACAATGATTTCTATTGATAATGTGATTCAAAGTCCCATATCCTTCAATAAAGGAGTTGCACTTGGATTAGCAAGAGCTGTTGGAATAGGATCGACACAGATTACTTTATCTGATACTTCAAAAGTACAAGGAAATGATATAATAAAAATTAAAAATGAATTAATAAAAGTTAACCTAGTAGGTATATCCTCTGGTAATGTTTTAGATGTTACTAGAGGTGTAATGGGAACCTCTAATGCTGCACATGCCATTGGAGCAGCAGTAACTGCCATTTCAGGTGATTATAGAATAGAAAATGGTATCATACATTTTACAGATGCACCCTATGGGCCAATTGGACAAAGACCATTGACTACTAGATCTTCATTTTCAGGAAGATCATTCTATAGATTAAATTATACTAACAATAAGACTTTTGATGATATTTCTGAACAATTTGATGGAACAACAAAATTATTCAATATAAAGCAGAATGGTGTTCAAATTTCTGGTATTCAGACTAATTATGGTATTGTACTAGTTAATAATATCTTCCAAGATCCACATCATGGAGATGGTGGTTCAAGTTGGAATATTTCTGATTATAGAATAGAAAGTCCAGGTCAACAAATAGAATTTGAAGGTACTGCTGGAGCTCCATATGTAAATCAAGGATCTAATACTGGAGAAGTTCCAATTGGTGGAGTTATCAATGAATTTGATGTGAATCCTGGTGTTGGTATACAATCATCATTTACTGCTATTGCAGAGGCAAATGTAAGCGTTGGTGGAACAATATTATCTGTAGGTATCGTAACTGCTGGTAGTGGTTATCTATATCCTCCTAGAGTTTCTATAGGATTGACAAATTATGCATTTGACCATAGATTTGTTGCTGCTGGAACTAATTCTATTAGTGTTCAAGGTGGTGGAAATTTAACACCAACATTTGCAACATATAATCCAACAAGTGGTGTTTTATCATTAACAATTCCAAATCATGGATTAAATACAAGCAATAAAGTTACTATTGCTAATAATTCATTAATATTCAAGTGTTCTAAAGACAATTACACAACAGATCATGCATATCCAAGAGCAAATGTAGATCCAGTTTCTGGTATAGCAACTTCAGTTTTATCTGTAGAAACCAATTTAATTACTGTAAGTATTCATCCATCAGTTGGTGTTGGTGCTTCATTGGTTGCTAATGTTGTTAATGGAGAAATTTCTAGTATAGATGTAGTAAGTCCAGGAGCTGGTTATACTACAACATACCAACCAACTATTACTATAGATCCACCTTCACCTTGGAATGATGTTCCTTTAACTGGAGGAAATGGTTCTGGAGCAACTATGGATGTTGTAATTGGTGTTGGTGGTAGTGCAATTCAATATTCACTAAACAATCCAGGAGTTGGTTATGATGTTAATGATGTTTTGAGTCTAGATCCAGTTCCATATAGTGTTGGTGCTGGTGCTACATCCCCATTCCAAATAACTGTCAAAAACAGACATCAAGATAAATTCTCTGGATGGAGTTTTGGTCAATTATTTGAACTTGATGATTTTAGTAATCTATTCAATGGATTTAGAAAATCATTCCTAATTACTAGAACAGTTGTTGATAAGGAATATTACAGTATTATTAAACGAGAAGGATCTGGAATAGTTCTTGCTAACAATTTGCTTATATTCATTAATGATATTCTACAAAAACCTGTTGAAGATTATACTTTCACTAAAGGTACAAGAATAACATTTAAGGAACCACCAAAACCAGGAAGTAAGTTTAGAATGTACCTATATGTTGCTTCTACTGATGATTATTTGAGTGTTGATGTTGAAGAAACAATTAAACCAGGTGATGGATTGACAATTCAGCAGTGGAATGATTTAACTGGAAGTTCATTATTTGCTCAAGATAGGAGAATTGTTTATGAGTTAATTTCTTCTGACTCTGTAGAAACTCAAACATATACTGGCATTGGGATTAGAACTGATGGTTTATTGAGACCAATTAAATGGTCTAAACAGAAGTCTGATACCCTTATTGACGGTATTAAGATTTCTAAGGCAAGAGCATATTTGGAACCATTAATTCAACCATCAACTAACATTATTCAACCAGTAGGTGCTGGAGATACTGTAATTTATGTTAAGAATATATATCCAACCTTTCAGAGTTATGATGATGTTTCCACTAATTTGAATAATATTAGAATAGTTGGACAAGGTAGTACTGCTGTAGTTGAAAATCTTCAGAAAGTTACATATGGTGGTGATTATGGCCCAATTGTTGCTATAGGTCATTCTGCTATAGGTACAGGAGTAAGTGTAACAAAACCATCTCTTTATTTTGATTTGGTTCCAAATTTTGATATTCAAAGTGAAATAACTAGATCTGGACTATCAACTGGTGATTATTTTGTTGTTCAAGGTACTAATATTGGTGCAGTTGGTGGAGGAGTAACTTCTCTAGGAATTTCAACAAATACCGTTGTAAGCACAGGATCTTCCTTTATAGATAATGTTTATTATGTTCATCATTATGAACATTCTAATACTCCAGGTATAGTAGGATTTGGTGCATCAACTCTTAGAGTATATTGTAATGTTGACCAATTAACTGGTATAGATACTACAACACTATTAGATCCAATGATACCACCAGTTGCTGGAGCTTCTGGGGGTGGATATGGAAACTATACTTGGGGATTGATTAATGTGTCAAGATCAGTCAATACTGCTAAGGTATTTGAGTGCTATAATCATAATGGATTGGTGGGTATAGAAACATCCGCACAGGTATCGAGAATATTAGGCCTTAAATCTATTCTCAAATAAAGTATAAATAATCAAAAAAGTACGGCAATGCCAGCAATTATAACCGATCAGTTTAGAATATTAAATGCTGAGACTTTTATCAACAGTTTTGTTGGTGTAGGAACAACTGCTAATTATTACTATACGTTTTTAGGTCATCCAAATCCGAAAGAAGTGGATGTTCCAGGATATACTGATATTGATTGGAATGAAGTAGTTCCAGAACCAAGAGACTCTTTTAAAGAAGAGAATTCTTATCATGATAGTATGTTATTTCTTAAAAAAATAACAAGTTCTGATGTTACTAGAGTTATTCCAAGATATAACTGGCAATCTGGATCAACCTATGACATGTATAGGAATAATTATGAAATTGATAATCCTTCTAACCAATTAAATGCCAAAACACTATACGAATCTAAGTATATTGTAGTTAATTCGGAATTTAAGGTTTATATGTGCCTTAATAATGGTTCAGATCCAAGTAACTTGAATGGAAAGAAATCATTAGTTGAACCTAATTTTGTTTCTTCTACTCCACAAGCAGCATCAAATACTGCTACCGATGACTATCTTTGGCAATATCTTTTTACAATATCTCCTGCTGATATAATAAAATTTGCTACAGATAACTATATTCCTGTTCCCAAATCTTGGGTTCCTGAATCTACTATAGTAACTGGTTCAGTTAAATCTATTGTAGTAAAAAATGCTGGTTCTGGTTATGAATTGAATAATGGAAATGGAGGAGATGTAATTACAGTTCCAATTCTTGGTGATGGTACTGGTGGAAAAGCAACATTAAATGTTAGTGGTAAAAAAGTTACTAGTGCTTACATATCTGATGGTGGAAGTGGATATACTAAAGCGTTCTTAAGATTTTCTGTTACGGAACCAGATGATTTTATTACAGATGTTAATGGAGCTAAAATTGCTGGAACAGAAACAGTAATTAAGTTAACAGGTGGTACTGAAGCACAATTTGAAATACCAATTCCACCAAAAGGTGGACATGCTTATGACATTTATAGGGATGTTGGTGCTTATAGAGTAATGGTTTATTCTAAGTATGATTCTGATCCTGATTGGATTGTTGGAAATAGTTTTTCTAGAATTGGAATAGTTAAGAATCCAACAACTTATACTAGTAAGACTGAGAGAATAAATAAATCTACTTTGACAAATCTTGCTGCATTGAAGTTTAGTGCAAACAATACTGTAGAGTATACTGTTAATACACAGATAACTCAAACACTAGATAATGGAGATACTGCAGTAGGAGTAGTTGCTTCTTGGAATAAGACCACAGGAGTATTAAAGTATTTCCAACCTGTAGGTATTTCATCTCAGACCAATTCTGGTTATAAACTTGCACAATTTGATGGTACTGCTTCTAATAAAGCGATAAATCAAACAGGTGTAGCATCACCTGGTGTTATAGATTCTAACTTTAATGCAGACTTTGAAACTATTGGAGGAAAAAGGTATGAGTATGGTCAATCATTTAGTAATGGGGTTGCATTACCCGAAGTTGGTAAATATTCTGGTGATATAATTTATGTTGATAATAGAGCGTCAATCGTTAGATCTGCTGCTCAAAAAGAAGAAGTCAAAATCGTAGTAGAGTTCTAAGAAATGACACAAAACACCAATCTAAATATTTCGCCATATTTTGACGATTTTAATGAGGATAAGAACTATAATAAAGTTCTGTTTAAACCTGGTTTCCCAGTTCAGGCAAGGGAATTAACTACTCTACAATCGATTCTTCAAAACCAAATAGAAAGATTTGGTCAATATATCTTTAAAGAAGGATCACCTGTAATACCTGGTGGTACTAATTATGATAATAGATATTATGCTGTAAGAATAGATCCAACATATCTAAATCTACCAGTTAGTGCATATACAGATGTTTTAGCATCCAAAAAAATACAAATAAAAGGAGAAACTACTGGAGTTGTAGCAACAGTTGTTAATAGAATTACTGCAGTAGAATCTATTGATGATTTTGATACTTTATATGTAAAATATACTTCTTCTGGTACTGATGGTGTAACTAAAGAATTTCAAGATGGTGAAAATTTAATTACTCTTTCTGATATTGATTTTGCTTCAACAAAGATTGCTACTAACAGTTCTTTCGCTAATTGTATAGCAACAGGTTCAACTAAAATTGGATCGTCTGCATCTATAAGTGAAGGAATATATTTCATTAGAGGTTATTTTGTAAAAGTTCCTACAGAAACAATAATTTTAGATCAATATACGAATGAACCAAGTTATAAGGTTGGATTTAACATAAATGAGCAGATTTTATCTGCGTCTTTGGAAAATAGTGATTTATATGATAATGCACAGGGATTTTCTAATGAAGCAGCACCAGGTGCTGATAGATTTTCTATGTCTGTAACTTTATCTAAGAAGTTACTTTCAGACAATGAGGATAAGAATTTCGTAGAGTTAATACGTGTAAGAGATGGTGTTTTAGAAAAATATACTGATGGAACAGCTGATTTAAATTTACTTGGAGATGCTCTTGCAAGAAGGACTTATGATGAATCTGGAGATTATTATGTAAGACCATTTGCAGTTGATGTAAGGGAATCTCTTAATGATAGGATTGCAAATAGAGGTTTATATCTAGAAAATCAATTAACTCAAAATGGAAATACACCATCTGATGACATTTATTGTTTAAATGTATCTCCAGGAAAGGCATATGTAAGAGGATATGAGGTTAATAAGGGTTTTACATCAGCAATTGATGTAGTTAAACCAAGAACAACAAAATTAAGAGAAAATGTTAATCTTCCAATAAAAATTGGAAATGTTGTTACTGTTAATAATCTATATGGATCACCAAAAATAGGGTATGCTCAACCAACACAAAATTATGTCAATTTAAGAAGTGACAGATTGAGTGCAAACAGATTATCATCAACTGAACCTGCTGGTGCTGTTGGTTTTGGTATTGGTAAAGCAAGAGTTTATGACTGGACTGAAAAAAATGTTAAAGGTGATGCATACGAATATGAAGTGAGATTATATGATATACAGTTATACACTCAAATATCTGTTGGAATTGCACTAACTTATACTGACAATGATTATTTTGAAGGAAAGTATAGTGGAGCAAGTGGATTCTGTAATGGTGGCGGTACTTTTGATTGGGTAAGTTTAACAGATGTTAGAGGACAGTTCCAAATTAATGAACCATTATTACAAAATGGAATAGATATTGGATGTAATGTTGGTGTTGCAACTGACTATAGTTTTGAAGATGTCAAGGCTATGGAAAGAGTAGTAGGAGTTTCTACTTTTGCTGCAGATTTAGATCTAAACCGTAATAAAAAAACATTTGATTCTGGATTTGAATTTGAAATTACTGGTAATAATAATTTAAAATGTGCTGGTATTCCAGATTTAAGAGAATTTATCAAAACAGGTGATATTATATCCTATATGGTTACTCAGGGTCTAAATGCAGGTGTTACTCTACCCCAATATAATAAAGTTGTTTCTGTTACACAAAATGAGGCAACTATTGCTGGTGTACCATCTGTTGCTGGTGTATGTGATGGAGATGTTATAAACAGCACACCAACTGGTGTTGATGTTATTATTCCGTCTATTAAAGAAACTGATAACATAGGACTTAGAATACCTTTTTCTAATCCTTATGTTTCTTCTGTCAATGTATTAGATTCTTCTTATATAATAAGAAAACAACTTACAGCAACAGTTACTAATCCTGGTGGAGTTGCTACTTTCCTTTTAGCAGATACTGGTGATGCAAACATATACTTTGAGCAATTTGATATTGATAAGTATGTTTTGACTTATGATTCAAAAGCAAATTCAAATACAACTCAAGGAGAAAGAGTTAATTTAAGAGAAGAACAGGTAACTATATCAGCTGATGCTGGTGTTGGCATGAGAAAATTGCAGATAGTTGGACTAGTAGAAGGTGCTCCAGTAACTTTATCTGCTACTCTTAAAAGAACTAAATTAGCTTCAAAAGTAAAAGAACTTTCAAGATGCAACAATCTTTTAATTAATAGATCAAAATATGATGGATCTGGTTCAACGGCAGTTACATTTAATGATGGTCTAACATCTAGTATTGTTTATGGTACAAGAGTACAGGATAAAGAAATATCATTGAATAAGGCAGATGTACATAGAGTTTTGGGAATATTTGAATCTAGTGGTTCTGGAGAACCTGCTTTACCAGTATTGATTGCTACTGATACTTCTGATGTTTTTACTAATAGTAATGTTATAGTTGGTGAACAGTTTATTGGAAATAGATCTGGTGCTTTAGGTAGAGTTGTTATTGTAAATGATAGTGATGAATTAGCATTTGTGTATGAGAATAGAAAAGAGTTTGAAATTGGTGAAACTATTACTTTAAAATTATCTGGTATAATTGGAACTATAAGTTCAATAAACCAAGGTGATAGAAATATCTTAGATAGTTATGAAGTTGATACTGGGCATAGACCAGAATTTGTTGATTTTGGTAGAATAGTAAGAAAGAAAGATGTAGAAGAACCAACTAGATCTTTAAGAATTATTTTTGATTACTTTAAAACTGATGAAACACAATTGGGTGCTAGTGTTGAATCAATCAACAGTTATAATGGTTTAAATTATTCTACTGAAATTCCATTTATTATTGATAGAAGAGCATCTGACTTTATAGATTTAAGAGCAAGAGTAAAGGACTATGATACTGCTAGTTCAAAGTCACCATTTACTTTCAATAGTAGAGATTTCTCTGAATCTGCATCTGATACTGTAGCAACTAAAGAAACTGTTGTAGTTGATTATAGTCATTACCTTGGTAGAGTAGATAGACTATATTTGACAAAAGATGGAATATTTGAAGTTAAGAAAGGGGAACCAGGAATTGCTCCTAAAGCACCATTACCAAATGATGAGGCACTTGAAGTTGCTTTAATTAAGATGCAACCTTATGTTGTAAATGCAACAGCTAATGCAACAGTTAGTTTAATTCCCCATAAGAGATACACCATGAAAGATATTGGTGGTCTTGAACATAGAATTAAGAATCTTGAGAATTATACTACCCTTTCTCTTCTTGAGACTGATACTAAAAACTTGGCAATTAAAGATCCAAATACTGGACTAGATAAATTTAAGTCTGGTTTCTTTGTAGATAACTTTAGAAATCATGCTTCTCATAATTTTAGTGGAGATTCTCAGTTTGATATAGATTTAAAAACAGGCGAATGTAGACCAAGAAGTACAGAAAGAAATGTTTCTCTTGTATTTGAAACTAAGTCTTCCAAATTAAATCCATTAGGAACTGACTATAGATTTACTACTGATTTTGATTCTGATAATATTACAAGAAATGGGCCTGGTCTAACTCTTAAATTTACAAATGAGATATTTATTGATCAACCATTAGCAACAAGAGTAGAGAATTTAAATCCATTCCAACTTACAATATATTCAGGAACTATAGAATTAACTCCAGCATCTGATTTCTGGATTGATGAAATTGTTGCTGACACACCAGAAACTATCAATATTGGTGATGGAGTCTTCAGTGCTCTTGCAGAATTGATGGGAGTTGAAGATAGGGAAAATGGTGGAATGTCAACTGGTGTATTCAACAGTAGTGAAGTTACATGGGGTGCTTCGGAATTTATTTCGGAAGAGTTGGTTAGCAGTGAAGTTATTGGTAGTGAAAGTAATTCTGAATGGAGAGGAAATACAGAATTTACAACAACTAATGAAACAATATCAAATGATTTCTTGAGGACATTTAACCAAAGTGGAATTGAAAGGGACTTTGGATTTGAATTAACTTCACATACAGAAACTGTAAATCTTGGGCCAAAAGTTACTGGTACTGAAGTTCTTTATAACTGTAGGTCAAGAAATATTGAAGTAGTTGGTAAGAGATTAAAACCAAATACAAAATATTATGTTTTCATGGAAAATGTTGATGTTACTCAATATTGTGTTCCAAAATTAATTCCTATTACAATGAATAGGGGTTCATTTACTGCATCAGACATTATTACCAATACTGGTGTACAAATAGCGTTGCTTGGTGTTCCTGGAATTACATTTAGAGCTGCTCAACAAAATCATAAATTTGGACAATTCAACAACCCATCAGAAGTTTATTCTACTGAACCATATAATCAAACCACATTATCTTCATCATATTCTGCAACTAGTCCAGTATTGAATGTAGATACTTTTGATCTTGGTGATCAAAGAACTGTTGAAAGATTGGGTTGGGTTCAAGAGGGTCAAAGACTTGCTAATGAAAGTGGAACTGCAGAAGCAACTGTAGGTGCTTTAGCACTTATGAGTGATGATTTTGGTAATTTGATATTCTCTTTACATATTCCAGATCCTTCAAATGAGAGTAATCCTAAGTTTACTACTGGACTTAATACTATTAGGGTAACTACAAGTGCTACTAATGCTAATATATTGGATCCAGGTGAAGCATCTGCACAAACAACATATCTTTCATCTGGTTATGCACAGTATAGTGTAGAGCAAACACTTTCAATTAAAACTCCAGAAGTTGAGAGGAAGCAAATTGGTACTGATCAACCAATAACTAGAATAACTACTGAATTGGAAGAAGACAGAATTGAGCAAAGAGTTACAGTAGAAGAAACTGGTTGGAGAGATCCATTGGCACAATCATTTATTGTACCAAGAGATAAGTATGCTGATGGTATGTTTATTACTGGAGGTGAATTATTCTTTAAAGCAAAAGATGATAGCGATGTAACTGTACAACTTAGAGAGTTGGATGAGACTGGAAGACCTTCTCAAACAATATTACCATTTGGTGAAACTAAAATTATATCAACAAATGCTGGAATATCTACAAATGGTACTGTAGCAACAGAGTTTGCATTCTCAACACCAGTTTATTTGGAAGGTAATGGTAGATATGCTATTACTTTACTTACTCCAACTACTGGATGGAATACATTTATTACTAGAATGAATGAACCTGATTTAATTACAGGTAGATTAAATGATAAACAACCAACATTAGGTTCATTGTTTAAATCACAAAATGGTCAATTGTGGACAGCAAGTAATCAAGAAGATCTTAAATTTAAACTCTTTAAGGCAAAATTTGTAACTAATACACCAGCAAGTGTTATTCTTTTCAATAATAATATTCCTACTGGTAAGATTAGAAAGCAAAATGCAGTTACAGTATATTCCAAGAGACAATATGTTTCTATAGCAAATACTGATAGAGAGTTTGATCAGGGTAATACTATAACTCAAGGAGCAAATACTGGTAATATATTTGAATTTGGTGGCCCAATTGATGTTACCAATAATGTACAAGGATTTGTAAATAGTGGTCTTGCTGTTACATTTACCTGGCATGATAATTTTACTTCACCAGGAACTGGAATTGGACTAACACCTACTACTGGAGCAGCTAAACAATATGATGGTATTTCATTTACTTCACTTAATGGTCATGGAACAGGTGCTCAAGCAACTGTTAAGGTTCAAAATGGTAGATGTGATAAAATTATAATGACTGCAGGTGGTAAAGGTTATAAAGTAGGTGACTCTCTATTAAGTGGCCCTATAGGTGATACGGGATCGCAAGTCCGTGCTGTAGTTGGTGTTGTATCAATGACTAACTATCTTGTTGTTGATGATGTCGATTCTGCATTTACTAACTCTGCATATGTTCACACAAATACTGCAGGGGCAAGTGAAACAATGCTTGAACCATTATCTGTACCAACTACAGATACAATTAGAGATGGTTTAACGATGAAGTTTGATCATAGGAATCATGGTATGCATTCAAGTACAAATAAAGTGAAAGTTGAAGGATTCTCTACTGATATTCCTCCAGTATTGTTATCTACAAAAATGGATGATACTTCAACAACCATTAAAGTTGTTAATGCTTCCAGTTTTACTACCTTTGAAGGTGCTACAGTAACAGCAAGTAATCCAGGTTATGTTCAGATTGGGAAGGAAATTATAGAATATAAAAATGCTAATACAACTTCTAATGAATTGGAACAAATTACTAGAGGAATTGATAGTAGTTTGAAATCAAATCATGATGTTAATGAATATGTTTATATCTATGAAATTAGTGGAGTTTCCTTGAGAAAGGTTAATAAGACCCATAATATCTCAAATAAACCAAAAACATTCAATACTTATCATGTTGAACTTTCCGATACTACAAAAGTATTTGAGAAATCAAAATCTGGTGGTGGAAGAAATGTTTCAGCATCACAGAATATACCATTTGAAGCAATTACACCAAAACTTAATTGCATAACACCAACAGGAACAAATATTGTTTCTAGAATTAAAACAACTAGTGGAACCAGTATAAATGGAGGAGAAGCATCGTTTGTAGATAAAGGATATGAACCAATTTCTCTCAATAAGTTGAATTTATTGGATTCTCCAAGAATAGTTGCTTCTGAAACAAATGAATACGAATTAATGTCTGATGATAAATCATTTGGTTTGGAATTAACATTATCAACAAATAATGAAAATGTTTCTCCACTTATTGATTTAAATACTGCAAATGTTATTCTTCATAGCAATTTAGTTAATAGACCTATTGCTGATGCTGATTGGACATCTGATAGTAGACCAAGAATTCCTGGACAGGATCCAAATTCTGGTGTATATGAAACTAAGAGAATAGATCTAGAGTTTCCATCCAATTCAATTTATGTACAATTTGATGGAAATAGAATGGGTGATTCAGAATTCCGTGTATTTTATAAATTATACAGAAGTGATGGTCAAGATTTCCAACAAGTTTATCTACCATTTAACACTAATGGATTACCAGATAAAACTGTTAATGCAAATACTTCACATAGAAAGTTTAGTGAGTATAAATTCACAGCAGAAAATCTACCACAATTTAATGGATTTATGATTAAAGTTATTATGACTTCTTCAAATCAAGCAGAACCACCAAAGTTTAAAAACTTTAGATCTATAGCATTAAGATCATTTTCTGTAGATTGATGGAAAAATTTTTGAAAGTTGAAAATGATACCTCTTTAGTTAGAGATACACATTCAAATGCTATTATTAATAATAATAGGAGTGAATTTGATAAATTTATGTCTCTTTCACAGAAAAAGTACAAAGAAAAAAAGAAATTTGATGACTTGAAATCTGATGTTGACAGTATAAAAACTGATATTGAGGAAATAAAAAGTTTGTTAAAAACAATCGTGCAAAAATGATTTATAAATATCTAGAGATAGATCTTAATTGAAACTCTAATGGCAGCATATGTTAGTAATATAGTGATTGATCAAGGTGCTGATTTTAATCAGACTTTTAACCTTGAGAATAATGCTAATGCCCCTATGGATTTGACTGGATACAGTGGTACTTCTATGTTGAAGAAGTCTCCTTTAACAAAGTACAATTCATGGACTTTTGGAGTTCAATTTCCTGATAGGGTTAATGGTACAGTTAGGATATCTTTGGGATCTAGTATCACGGCTGGTTTAAGACCAGGTCGATATAGTTATGATATTTTATTAGACGATGGTTCTGTTAAGACCAGAATTGTTGAAGGCAGTGCAATTGTTACTGCTGGTGTAACTACAGGTTAAAAAATATGGCAGACATTAAAGTAAAAGTTGGTCAACAAAATGCTATAAAAGTTTTATCCTCTTTTGGAGGTGCTGGTGGAACTTTGGCAGCATTATCTGACGTTGATGTATCAGGTGGAGTATCCGATGGTATGGTACTTGTTTATAATTCTACTAAATCAAA